GTCTTGGCGTTTCCTACGAACAGTTGTCCCGTGATTACTCGAAGGTCAGTTACTCAAGTGCCCGCGCCTCCGCCAATGAGTCGTGGCGCTATTTTATGGGGCGGCGAAAATTTATTGCGGCCCGACTGGCCACGCAGATGTTTTCCTGCTGGCTGGAAGAGGCACTTCTTCGGGGGATTATTCGTCCGCCACGGGCACGTTTTGATTTTTATCAGGCGCGATCAGCCTGGTCACGGGCAGAGTGGATTGGTGCCGGAAGAATGGCCATTGACGGGCTCAAGGAAGTCCAGGAATCAGTGATGCGCATTGAGGCCGGACTGAGCACGTATGAGAAAGAGCTGGCGCTGATGGGCGAGGATTATCAGGACATTTTCCGCCAGCAGGTCAGGGAATCTGCAGAGCGGGAAAAAGCCGGACTCTCACGCCCGGTGTGGATAGCGCAGGCGTATCAGCAGCAGATAGCGGAGAGTCGCAGGCCGGAAGAGGAGACAACACCACGTGAGACGTAATCTTTCACACATTATTGCCGCAGCATTCAATGAACCGCTGCTTCTGGAGCCCGCCTATGCGCGGGTTTTCTTTTGCGCGCTCGGGCGCGAGATGGGGGCAGCAAGTCTTTCGGTACCACAACAACAGGTACAGCTTGATGCTCCCGGAATGCTGGCTGAAACGGACGAGTACATGGCCGGAGGTAAACGACCGGCCCGTGTTTACCGGGTGGTGAACGGTATTGCTGTACTGCCGGTGACCGGCACGCTGGTGCACCGGCTGGGCGGTATGCGGCCATTTTCCGGAATGACAGGCTATGACGGCATTGTCGCCTGTCTTCAGCAGGCAATGGCAGATAGCCAGGTGCGGGGCGTACTGCTGGACATTGACAGTCCGGGCGGGCAGGCCGCCGGCGCGTTTGACTGCGCTGACATGATTTACCGCCTCCGTCAGCAGAAGCCGGTCTGGGCACTGTGCAATGACACGGCCTGTTCTGCAGCCATGCTGCTGGCGTCGGCCTGCTCCCGACGGCTGGTTACCCAGACATCCCGTATCGGCTCCATTGGCGTGATGATGAGCCATGTCAGCTATGCCGGTCATCTGGCGCAGGCCGGGGTGGATATCACGCTGATTTATGCCGGGGCGCACAAGGTGGATGGCAATCAGTTTGAAGCCTTACCGGCAGAGGTGCGTCAGGACATGCAGCAGCGGGTTGATGCGGCGCACCGGATGTTTGCCGAAAAAGTGGCGATGTATACGGGGCTGTCTGTGGAAGCTGTCACGGGGACAGAGGCTGCCGTTTCTGAAGGTCAGTCCGCTATTAAGGCCGGACTGGCGGATGAATTAATCAATGCGTCGGATGCCATCAGCGTGATGGCTGCGGCGCTGAACACTCATGATACAGGAGGCACTATGCCGCAATTAACTGCAACGGAAGCTGCCGCGCAGGAGAACCAGCGAGTGATGGGGATCCTGACGTGTCAGGAAGCGAAAGGACGTGAACAGCTTGCCACGATGCTGGCAGGACAACAGGGCATGAGCATTGAACAGGCCCGGGCTATTCTGGCCGCGGCGGCACCGCAGCAGCCGGTGGCATCCACGCAGAGTGAAGCCGATCGCATTATGGCGTGTGAAGAAGCGAAAGGTCGTGAACAACTGGCGGCAACGCTGGCGGCGATGCCGGAGATGACGGTGGAAAAAGCCCGCCCGATCCTGGCTGCCTCACCGCAGGCGAATGCCGGGCCCTCACTTCGTGATCAGATCATGGCCCTGGATGAGGCAAAAGGGGCAGAAGCGCAGGCTGAACAGCTGGCGGCCTGCCCGGGAATGACCGTGGAGAACGCCCGGGCTGTGCTGGCTGCGGGATCAGGTAAGGCCGAACCGGTCTCTGCATCCACAACCGCCCTGTTTGAACATTTCATGGCGAATCATTCACCGGCAGCGGTGCGGGGTGGCGTGTCACAGACGTCAGCAGACGGTGATGCGGACGTGAAAATGCTCATGGCCATGCCATGAAGTCAGTGCTGACCATCAATATGAGGTTTTAACAAAATGGTGACGAAAACCATCACTGAACAGCGTGCGGAAGTACGTATTTTTGCTGGTAATGATCCGGCTCATACCGCCACAGGCAGCAGCGGGATTTCTTCTGCAACACCGGCTCTGACGCCCCTGATGCTGGATGAAGCCACCGGGAAACTGGTGGTCTGGGATGGACAGAAAGCCGGTAGTGCGGTTGGCATACTGGTACTGCCGCTTGAAGGCACAGAGACGGTGCTGACCTATTACAAGTCGGGGACCTTTGCGACGGAGGCAATCCGCTGGCCTGACAGTGTGGATGAACACAAAAAGGCAAATGCCTTTGCCGGCACAGCCCTGAGTCACGCGGCTCTGCCGTAACACGTTATCAGGCCACCATGGTGGCCTGACTGATTTCTGAATGAAAGGAACTGATTTATGGGATTGTTTACGACCCGCCAGTTACTCGGTTATACCGAACAAAAAGTGAAATTTCGTGCGCTGTTTCTGGAGCTGTTTTTCCGCCGTACGGTGAATTTCCATACCGAAGAGGTGATGCTAGACAAAATTACCGGAAAAACGCCGGTGGCGGCCTATGTCTCCCCGGTTGTTGAAGGAAAAGTGCTGCGTCATCGCGGTGGTGAAACCCGCGTGTTGCGTCCGGGCTACGTCAAGCCGAAACACGAATTTAATTACCAGCAGGCGGTTGAGCGTCTTCCCGGTGAAGATCCGGCTCAACTGAACGACCCGGCCTACCGTCGTCTGCGTATCATCACCGATAACCTCAAACAGGAAGAGCATGCCATTGTCCAGGTGGAAGAAATGCAGGCGGTGAATGCCGTGCTGTATGGCAAATACACCATGGAAGGGGATCAGTTTGATACTGTCGAGGTGGATTTCGGGCGCTCTGAAGGAAATAACATTGAGCAGGCTGACGGTAAAAAATGGTCTGAGCAGGACCGTGATACGTTTGATCCGACGCATGATATTGACCTCTACTGCGATCAGGCCAGCGGCCTTGTGAATATTGCCATTATGGACGGTACGGTCTGGCGTCTGCTGAATGGCTTTAAGCTGTTCCGCGAAAAACTGGATACCCGTCGCGGCTCAAATTCACAACTCGAAACGGCAGTGAAAGATCTGGGCGCAGTGGTGTCCTTCAAGGGGTATTACGGCGATCTGGCCATTGTGGTGGCGAAAACGTCTTATGTGGCAGAGGACGGTACCGAAAAACGTTATCTGCCGGAGGGCATGCTGGTGCTGGGGAATACGGCGGCAGAGGGGATTCGTTGCTATGGTGCCATTAAGGATGCACAGGCGTTGTCTGAAGGAGTGGTGGCTTCTTCCCGTTACCCGAAACACTGGCTGACCGTGGGCGATCCGTCCTGTGAATTCACCATGACGCAGTCCGCTCCGCTGATGGTGCTGCCGGATCCGGATGAGTTTGTGGTGGTACAGGTGAAATAATCCGTGAGCGGGGGCGAAATGCCCCCGTGTCTTTTTTCACAGGAGGCTGAGATGGCAACAAAAGAAGAAAATCTGAATCGTCTTCGTCAACTGGCTGGCCTGCTGGGGCGCGAGGCGGATATGTCGGGGAGTGCTGCGGATATTGCTCAACGTGTGTCTGAGTGGGAAGAGGAGCTTGCTGTTTCCCCGGAGGGCATTATGCACTCTGATGAGAGCGGGGCTGATCAAAATCACACAGACGATGGTGAGCAGTTGAACAACACGGATGCTCCGGATGATGTTAAAGCGGTCCGTGTGCGGAAATGCCTGCATGTGATGGGGTATTGCCCGGAGACAGGCCGTCCCGTTGAACTGACGTACCGGGGTATGCGTGTTCTGGTGCCATCATCACTGGCAACGGCCATGATACAGCACGGAACGGCTGAATATGCGTGATTTTCAGAATGCCTTTGATGCTGCCCTCGCCGGGGTAGACAGTACGATCGTTGAAGTGATGGGGCTCTGTGCGCAGTTCACCTCGGGGGCACAGTGTGGCAGCGAAGTTCAGGGGGTTTTTGACGATCCGGAGTCGCTGGGGTTTGCCGGTGGCGGGGTCCGTATTGAAGGAAGCAGCCCGTCATTATTTGTGCGGACGGATACGGTTCGTGCCGTGCGGCGTGGTGACACGCTGACCATTAATGGTGAGATATTCTGGGTGGATCGTGTTTCTCCGGATGACGGGGGCAGCTGTTATCTCTGGCTCAACCGTGGTCAACCACCCGCAGTTAACCGGCGACGATAAACGCAGGGTGAAATTATGGCGATAAAAGGGCTTGATCAGGCGATTGACAATCTGAGCCGGGTTCGTAAAAACGCCATTCCGGCGGCTTCAGCAATGGCCATTAACCGCGTGGCCACAACGGCGATTAATCAGTCTTCATCACAGGTTGCCCGGGAGACAAAGGTTCGCCGGAAACTGGTTAAGGAACGGTCCAGACTGAAACGGGCGACGGTCAGAAATCCGAATGCCAGAATTATCGTTAACCGCGGTGATCTCCCTGTGATTAAGCTGGGGATCAGGATGCTGGGGCGTCGCCCGAACAGCATACTTAAAGCCGGTCAGCATCGGTATCAGCGGGCATTTATTCAGCGATTAAAAAATGGTCGCTGGCATGTCATGCAGCGTGTGGCCGGGAAAAACCGTTACCCCATTGATGTGGTGAAAATCCCGATGGCGGCCCCACTGAAACAGGCATTTGATGAGAATGTTGACCGTATCCGGCGTGAACGCCTGCCTAAAGAACTGGCATACGCGCTGAAACAACAACTGAGGATTGCAATAAAACGATGAAACACACTGACATTCGTGCCGCAGTGCTGGATGCACTCGAGCAGCATGAACACGGGGCGACGCTGTTTGATGGTCGCCCCGTTGTTTTTGACGAAGAGGATTTTCCTGCGATCGCGGTTTATCTGACGGATGCAGAGTATACCGGTGAAGAGCTGGATGCAGATACCTGGCGGGCCACGCTGCATATTGAGGTGTTTTTACCGGCACAGGTACCGGATTCAGAGCTTGATCAGTGGATGGAAAGCCGGATTTACCCGGCGATGACCGCGATCCCGGCACTGGCAGGACTGATTACCACGATGGTTACGCAGGGCTATGAGTATCGTCGTGATGACGATATGGCGTTATGGAGTTCTGCAGATCTGACTTATTCCATTACATACGAGATGTGAGGACGATATGGCAACACCAAATCCCCTTGAGCCGGTAAAAGGTGCCGGTACCACTCTGTGGGTTTACAACGGCAAGGGTGATGCTTATGCAAACCCGTTGTCAGACGATGACTGGCAGCGACTGGCTAAGGTGAAGGATCTGACGCCGGGCGAGATGACGGCAGAACCCTACGATGATAACTACCTGGATGATGAAGACGCGGACTGGACCGCGACCGGGCAGGGGCAGAAGTCTGCAGGAGATACCAGTTTTACGCTGGCCTGGAAACCGGGAGAAGAAGGTCAGAAAGGGCTTATAGGCTGGTTTGAAAGCGGGGATGTGCGGGCCTATAAAATCCGTTTCCCCAAATGGCACGGTGGATGTGTTCCGTGGCTGGGTCAGCAGTATCGGTAAGGCCGTGACGGCGAAAGAAGTGATCACCCGCACGGTGAAAGTGACCAACGTGGGCAAACCTTCTGTAGCGGAAGAACGCAGCAAAATTACGCCGGTCACTGCGATTAAGGTGACGCCGACATCCGGTACGGTGGCAAAAGGGAAAACAACCACCCTGACTGTTTCTTTTGAGCCGGAAAGTGCAACCGACAAGACGTTCAGAGCGGTTTCCGCCGATCCGTCGAAAGCCACCATTAGTGTGAAAGATATGACAATTACGGTAAACGGCGTGGCGACAGGTAAGGTGCAGATCCCTGTGGTGAGCGGAAATGGTCAGTTCGCCGCAGTGGCTGAAGTCACCGTTACTGAAGCGGGCGCTGCAGGGTAAAACGGAGGTAATACATGTTTCTGAAAACAGAACAATTTGAATATAACGGTGTGTCCGTCACGCTTTCCGAATTGTCTGCGCTGCAGCGGTTTGATTATATAAAGTTTGTTTCAGACGCAGAACAACAGGAGACAACGAAGCATGATGTCGTGCACATTAACCAGCGATATCTGGAAACGGCATCCCTGCTTGTGGCGATGTCGCTATGGCATTCCCATTCCCTCAAAGGCACTCTGGCCTCTCCGGAGACAGAGATGCAGCAGATCCGCCGTGAAGTGATGCTGGGATGGCCTGCTGATGCACTGAATCAGGCAACGAACCGGGTGCTTTATCTTTCAGGTATGCTGGATAACCGGCACGATGCCGATCCTGAACAAACCGGGAAAGCAGAAGCGACTGAGCCGGTAACATCAAAAAAGCATTCGAAGGCGAGCTGAACTTTGTCCTGAAACTGGCGCGAGAGATGGGGAGACCCGACTGGCGCGCCATGCTTGCCGGGATGACATCCACCGAATATGCCGACTGGCGACGTTTTTACTGCACGCATTATTTTCAGGATACCCAACTGGACGCTCATTTTTCCGGGCTGATGTACGCCGTACTCAGCCTGTTTTTTGGCGATCCGGATATGCATCCGGCGGATTTCAGTCTGCTTGCTCCAGCGTGTGAGGAAGAGCAGACGGAGATGCCGGACGAGGAAGAAATGCTGATGCAGAAAGCGACAGGAGTTGCCGGAGGCGTCCGGTTCGGAGGGGACGGAGGGCGCGATATTTCACCTTCTGCGGATGTGGTGGATGTCAGCGAGGATGATGTTGCATTAATGATGGCTTCAGCGGGGATTTCCGGAGGTGTGAGATATGTCCCAGCCAGCGGGTGATCTGGTTATTGATTTGAGTCTGGATGCGGCCCGGTTTGATGAACAGATGGCCCGGGTACGCCGTCATTTTTCCAGTCTGGAGGCGGATGCCAGAAAAACCGCCAGTACTGTTGAACAGGGGCTGAGCCGACAGGCGCTGGCTGCACAAAAAGCCGGGATATCAGTCGGACAGTATAAGGCTGCCATGCGCACACTGCCCGCACAGTTCACGGATATTGTCACTCAGCTTGCCGGTGGTCAGAATCCCTTCCTTATCATGCTGCAGCAGGGGGGGCAGATCAGCGATTCATTCGGTGGACCGCTCAGCCTGCTTACCCTGCTGAAGGAGGAACTTCTCGGGATCAGGGATGCCTCTGAATCATCAGAGGAGTCGCTGTCAGATACGGCAAATGCACTGGCTGAAAATGCCCGGAATGCCGGTGAGCTGGGACGATTTATGTCGGTGGCCCGTGTGGCGGCAGGTGGCGGGGTTGCCGTACTGGCCGCGCTTGCTGCCGCCGCCTGGCAGGCAGAGCAGGCTGATCGGGCCTTATTGCGTTCACTGATCCTGACCGGAGGGGCGGCTGCCACCACAACGGCAGAATTGTGGAAAATGGCCGGGGTGATCAGCGATGAAGCCGGTGGTGGTATCAGACAGGCGGCAGAAAATCTGGCCCGTCTGGCAGAAAGCGGGAAATATACCGCCGGGCAGCTACGGATCATGGGGGAAACCTCTCAGAGATGGCTGCAGACGGTGGGGACGATGCCGGGAAGGTGGAAAAAGCCTTTGAAGGGATTGCAGCGGATCCGGTGAAGGCGCTGGCCTCCCTGAATCAGCAGTATAACTTCCTGAGCGTTTCCCAGTTACGCCATATTGATGAGCTTGAGCGCACGAAAGGTAAACAGGCTGCGGTGACGGAGGCGATGTCCCTGTTTGCGGATGTCATGAATGCACGTCTGGAGCAACTTGATAAAGCGGCCACGCCGGTGGAAAAAATCTGGGACGATGTTAAAACCTGGACTTCTGACGCATGGGCATGGATAGGTGATCATACACTGGGGGCACTCAGTCTGATCACTGACGTGGTGGCCGGAACCGTTGAACAAGTGAAGCTGCTGCTTGTGCAGGGGGATCTGGCGCTGGCTGAATTTATTCAGTCAGCCTGGGAAACGACAAAGAATGTGCCCGGCGTTGGTGCGTTGTTTGGTGAACTGGCAGAAGAGAACCGCGTATTTATTGAGAAAACAAAACGCGATGAACTGGCGCTGAGAAAATCCATTGCGGAACGGGATGCGCGTATACGCCAGGGGGAAATGGGGTACATCAACCGCTCGCGTGCAACAGGCGTCAGCAAAGGTCCAGGGCAGCAGGAAGCCGTCAGCCGTCTGGCTGAAGAGCTGACAGGTAAAAAGCATACATCACCGAAAACGCGCTCTGCCGGGGAGAGGGAAGAGGAGCAGGCAAGAGAAGCTCTGCTTGCCCTTGAAGCTGAGCTCAGGACGCTGGAAAAACACAGCGGTGCGAATGAGAAAATCAGCCGGCAGCGCCGTGATTTATGGAAGGCGGAAAGTCAGTATGCGGTCCTGAAAGAGGCTGCCACGAAACGACAGTTATCTGAGCAGGAAAAATCCCTGCTGGCCCATGAGAAAGAGACGCTGGAGTACAAACGCCAGCTGGCTGACCTGGGCGACAAGGTTGAACACCAGAAACGCCTGAATGAGCTGGCACAGCAGGCGGTGCGGTTTGAAGAGCAGCAGAGCGCGAAGCAGGCCGCCATCAGCGCAAAAGCCCGCGGTCTCACTGACCGTCAGGCGCAGCGGGAGTCTGAAGCGCAGCGTCTTCGGGACGTGTACGGTGATAATCCGCAGGCGCTGGCCCGGGTCACCGGGGCACTGAAACAGACATGGGCGGATGAAGACATGCTGCGCGGTGACTGGCTGGCCGGGCTGAAGTCCGGCTGGGGGGAGTGGGCGGAAAGTGCGACGGACAGTTTTTCGCAGGTTAAAAGCGCGGCCACGCAGACCTTTGACGGTATTGCACAGAATATGGCGGCGATGCTGACCGGTGCAGAGGCAGACTGGCGGGGATTCACCCGTTCGGTGCTGTCCATGATGACAGAAATCCTGCTTAAACAGGCCATGGTGGGCATTGTCGGGCGTATCGACAGCGCCATTGGCGGTGCTTTCGGTGGTGGTGCATCTGCTTCCTCGGGGACGGCCATTGAGGCTGCGGCGGCGAACTTCCATTTCGCGACCGGAGGATTTACGGGGACGGGCGGCAAATATGAGCCTGCGGGGATAGTTCACCGCGGGGAGTTTGTTTTCACGAAAGAGGCAACCAGCCGGATAGGTGTGGGGAATCTTTACCGTCTGATGCGCGGCTATGCGGAAGGTGGTTATGTGGGTGGTGCCGGAAGTCCGGCGCAGATGCGGCGGGCGGAAGGTATTAATTTTAATCAGAACAATCACGTGGTGATTCAGAACGACGGTATCAACGGACAGGCGGGGCCGCAGCTGATGAAGGCGGTGTATGACATGGCCCGCAAGGGGGCGCAGGATGAACTCCGGCTGCAGTTGCGTGATGGCGGTATGTTATCAGGGAGCGGACGATGAAAACCTTTCGCTGGAAAGTGAAGCCGGATATGGAGGTGAACTCGCAGCCATCGGTGCGTGAAGTGCGTTTTGGTGATGGGTACTCACAGCGTATGGCGGCAGGGCTGAATGCTGACCTGAAAACATACCGTGTGACGCTTTCCGTGACCCGGGAGGAGGCCCGGCATCTGGAAGCGTTCCTGGCAGAGCACGGAGGCTGGAAGGCATTTTTGTGGAAGCCACCCTATGCATACCGGCAGATAAAGGTGACCTGTGCCGGGTGGTCTGCGCGGGTCGGGATGTTGCGCGTTGAGTTCAGCGCGGAGTTTAAGCAGGTGGTGAACTGATGCAGGATATTCACGAAGAAAGTCTGAACGAGTCGGTTAAATCAGAGCAGTCACCGCGGGTGGTACTCTGGGAAATCGACCTGACGGTGCAGGGTGGTGAGCGGTATTTTTTCTGCAATGAGCTGAATGAAAAAGGGGAGGCGGTTACCTGGCAGGGGCGGGAATATCAGGCATACCCGATTGACGGCAGCGGCTTTGAGATGAACGGGAAGGGCAGCAGTGCCCGCCCGTCGCTGACGGTGTCCAATCTGTTTGGTCTGGTCACCGGGATGGCGGAGGACCTGCAGAGCCTGGTGGGGGCAACGGTGGTCCGCCGCCGGGTGTATGCCCGCTTTCTGGATGCGGTGAATTTTGTGGCAGGCAATCCGGAAGCGGACCCGGAGCAGGAGCTGAGCGACCGCTGGGTGGTGGAGCAGATGTCAGAGCTGACGGCCATGACGGCCTCGTTTGTGCTGGCGACACCGACGGAGACGGACGGAGCGCTGTTTCCCGGTCGCATTATGCTGGCGAATACCTGTATGTGGACCTACCGCTCTGATGAGTGTGGTTACACGGGCGGGGCTGTGGCGGATGAGTTCGATAAACCCACCACGGATATCCGTAAGGACAGATGCAGCAAGTGCATGCGCGGGTGTGAGATGCGCGGCATGGTGGCTAATTTTGGCGGTTTCCTTTCCATTAACAAACTTTCGCAGTAAATCCCGGTTTATGACACAGACTGAATCAGCGATTCTGGCGCATGCCCGGCGGTGTGCGCCTGCGGAGTCGTGCGGCTTCGTGATAAGCACGCCGGAGGGGGAGTGGTATATCCCTTGTGTGAATATTTCTGCAGAGCCGGAGGCGTATTTTCGTATCGCACCGGAAGACTGGCTGCAGGCACAGATGCAGGGGGAGATTGTGGCACTGGTCCA